GGCCTTCGGATTGCCTTCCCCGTCCACGTCCGTCCGGTGCTCCTCCGGCGGCACGAGCGGGACGTCGGACCGAACCTCGATGGAGTCATAGAGGAGTGTCCCGGTGTCGACGGCGCGACCGGCCTGGCCGTCCTCCCAGCCTTCGCGCACCATGCGCGCCACCGACTCCTCAGAGGGGCGGTAGGCGTTCGTGATCATGACGCGGCGCGCCCACGGATCGGCGTGCCCACGCTTCTCCAGGTTGCGGCCCAGCACGGCGTGCAGGTCGAAGCCGTTCATCGTCGGGGTCCAGTGGTGAATCTCGTTCTCGATGACGAACGACGGGCGCGCGCCCTCCTGCGTGCGGTAGTTGGAGGTGATGACCTCCAGGGTGCACTTGCGGTCCTGCGCGTAGGACAGCTCCACGCCGAGGTTCACCTTGAACAGGTCCTTGAACTCCTGGTCCATGAGGACAGGAAAGAGCGAGGCCGTGTTCGTGTTCTGGTCCTTCGACACGGCGGACAACTGCACGCGCGGATTGAAGTGAGGGATCGCCACCGGCTCGCCGTCCGCGTCCCACCCACCGAGACGACACGGTCCGACGAACTCGATCGCGCACATGACGGCGGCGAACGGGTCCTTGCCCCAGCCCTTCGACCGGACCAGACACATCTCCCGGTAGACAGGATCCTGCGTCTCGGGGTCGAAGGCGTAGAACCACAGGAGGATGCGCTGTTGCTCAGGCGTCAGGCGGAGCCGTCCGGGGCCGCCCGGGCTCCCCAGGTAGGTGTGCGCCCACTCGATAATCTGCCACCCGAGAGTCTGGTAGCCCTCGTCCTCCGGGTAGACCCAGCGGTCCTCCCAGGGTTCGCCAGGCTTCCACTCTGGGTGCTCCTGCCAGGCGCGTCCGATGGTGTCGACGAACTGCAAGTCGAAGTCGCTCGTCGACATGAGCTGATCGGCGGACACCTCAAGCGTCGTCACTGGCCCAGAGCCCTCCGGGCCGGGCGGGCGATCGCGCCACGCGCCGCCATCTTCGCATCCCCGGCGGCGGAAGCCGCAGACCCGTCCGGGTTGGGGTCGATGAGGATCTTCATGTCTCGGCGGGCCTTCTCCGAGGCGCCGAACGAATCGAGCGTCTTCTGCATGTCGGCCAGGACGGCGGCGGGCACCGGCGCGCGCCCATACTTCATCGTCCCATCATTTGAGATGCCGAGGAACTTCTCCTGGAACTCCTGACTCCAGGCCGAGCACTTCATGTGCAGGGTGGCCCACGACATCGGCGTCATGAACTGAGCCATGACGTCCATCTTCATCGCCAGGAACAGGTTCCTGACCTCGGGGGCCCAGTCGTTGCTCGGCTCCATCCAGGGCATGTCAGGGGCCTCCCCGGACGCCGCGTCGACGGCCCCGGACGCGGCAAGCTCCACGGCGCGCTTCGTGTCCTTGTTGCGACGGCGCGGCGTGTGACGATCGCTCTTCGTAGCAAAATCTGCCATTCAACACCTCCGGGGATGAAGTGACACCAGTATACGAGCAAACGAAAGCCCCCGCCCGAGGGCGGCCGTGAACGGGCCGCAAGGCGGGGGCTTTCCAAGGAGGAGCGCTCCCTGTCAGCTCTACGGGCGTCAGTCTAGCACTGCGCGCGCGCGGGCCTGGTCGATCTCCCGCATGAGCGCCGCGCTGTCCTTCCCCTCGGTGTCGATGCCCAGCGAGGAGGCGTAGCCGATCTGGGCGACCGAGGCGGGGCGCCCCACCCGCTTCCTGATCTCCGAAGGGGTCGCGAACACCCCAATCTCCTCCGCGAACGCTTCCGCCAGCGGCTTCGCGAACTCCCCATGCACTGGGGTCTCCTGGAGCCACCTGCCGGACCGATTGCCAGGCGTCGAGCGCCCACTCACCAGGCCGACCCTGACGGCATCCCCGGCCCCCTTGAGGAACACGAAGTCGCCACCCTTGACCGGGATGTATTCCGTCCCGCCCGGGGTGGTGTACCAGGGCATCCGACGCCGGGCGAACGGGTCGAACTCGCCCACCGACCGCAGGTTCGCCCGGAGGCCCCGGGGGCCGCTCTCCGGGGCGTCCCCAGCCATGTCCCTGAGCGACTCATCGGGAGCCTTCTTCTCCCGCCCCGCCAGCTGGGACATGCCCACCAGGGAGTGCTCATCATGCGTCCCGGCCACATCGAGGATCAGGCAGTCCTTCTTGCCCGGGTATAGCCGCAGGCCGCGGCCGACCGCCTGGATGTAGAGGCCCACGGACTTCGTCGGCCGCGCCATGATGACACAGTCGACGCGCGGCACGTCGAAGCCCTCCAGGAGGACCGAGACAGACGACAGCACGCGGATCTCCCCAGACCGGAGCGCGGAGTAGATCCGGTCGCGCTCCGGCTTCGCCGTCTTCCCGATCACCGTCTCCGCCGCGATGCCCATCCCGTACAGCTCATCCGAGATGGCGAGCGCGGCGTCGATCGTGGGCGTGAAGCAGATGGCGCTGCGGTCGGAAGCGTGCTCCGCATACGCCTGGGCGATCTGGCGCGCCGCGTGCGCATCCATCATCTTCTGACCCAGATCCCGGTCCTGGTAGTCCCCGCCGGTCATCTTCACCGAGTCGAGGTCAAGCCCCCTGATCGGGAGGGAGAGGCCCCTCGCGTCCGACAGGTAGCCCTGCGAGACGGCCCACAGGATGTCACGCTCGTAGACGATGTCATCCCAGATGACGTCGAGGGGGCGACCGTCGGAGCGGAACATGGTGGCCGAGAAAGCGCACGCCTTCACCTCTCCGCCGATCGTCCCCAGGCGGGTCATGACCCCGATCGCAGAGTCGGAGGCGGAGATGTGCGCCTCATCGAAGATGACCAGGCCTCGCTCGCCGAGCTTCTCGCACCGGCCCGGCCGGGCGAGGGTCTGCACGGAGGCGACCACCACCTCCGCCGACACCTGATTCAACTGGGCCTTCACGATCCCGATCATGAGGAGCGGGTCGGCGGCCCGGAGCTTCTCCACCGTCTGCTCGACGAGCTCCTGACGGTGGACGATGATGACGACGCGCTCGCCGCGCTCAACAGCGCGGCGAGCCATCTCCGCCATGACAACAGACTTGCCTGCCCCAGTGGGCAGGGCGATCGCGCAGTTCTTGAGAGGGTTCTCCTCCCAGTACCGCTCAGCGGCCTCGATGGCCTCGATCTGATAGGGGCGCAGTTGCACTGCTGGTCCTTCCGTGGTGGAACGAGTGGGTCAGGCCGCGAGGAGCGCGTCCTGATGCTTCTGGAGGTCCTCCAGCTCGTACGGATTGAAGCCGGAGAAGTGCTTCGTCTCGCCGTCGACCTCGTAGGCGACGACCGGGGCCTGCATGTAGCCCAGGCCCTTGATGAACTCCAGGTCCTCCGGCGACTCGGCGATGTTGACCTCGCTGTAGGTGATGTCGCGGGAGTCGAGCCAGCGCTTGACGGCGCGGCAGGGCTGGCATCCGGGCTGGGTGAACACGGTGGGAACAGGAATCATGACTTGTCCTTCTTCTTCTCGGCCTCGCGGGCCTTCTTCTTCTCGATCTTGCGTCGGCGGGATGCCGCAGTCACGGTGTCGTCTCCTCGGTGACGTCGATGATCTCGTCCTCCTCCTCGTACTCGACCGGAGGAAGGCCGAGGAGCGCCCGGACGTGATCGAGGAGCAACCGATGCTCCTCCCCCGAGAGGATACCCTTCGGCGCGCGACACAGGCTGACAAGGTCAGCGAATGTGGGACGCTGGGGGCCGTCATCCGGAATGGGAGGAGCGACAGGGCTGGGATAGTCCCGGGCACCCGGGGAGAACATGTCGCGGTAGCTCTGACTCATGAGATGAACCCTTTCGAGAGTGCTGTCAGGTGGGCGGACTTGGACTCGATCCACGCCCTCCCCTTGGGTGTGAGCTGGTACTTCTTCGTCCCCGACGTGATCACGTGCCCGTCGGCGATCAGGAGTGCCAGAGTGCGCATGACGTCAGGCTTCTCGACACCAGCCACCTGCGTATTGATGTCCGTGAGCGAGACCTCGGTGGTGAAGTCCCCGATGCCCGAGTGGATCTCGTGGACCGCGGTGAGGACCTCGATGCGGTTCTGCTCCATGCGCGGGTTCTTGAGCGACTCGACCTCGGCCGTCGCGGAGACAACCGCAGAGCGACCCACAGCCGCCAGGTGGAACGGCAGGGGCCCTGGGGCCTCGCCGTCACGCATCTTCGTGACCTCCAGCTCCTTGCCACCGTTGGCCCCGTCGCGCACGTGCAGGACGAAGTCAGCGTCATCCTCGATCGAGGAAGAGCCACGAGTGGAGATGTCGTTCTTGTCCGTGTGGGCGATCAGCATGACCGTCCCGCCATCCGAGGCCTCCTTCAACTGGGCCAGCCGCGAATGCACCACACCCATCTCCGAGGCGCTATTCTGGTCCGCCGACCCTGCGGCCTTCTGGAGCGTGTCGATGATGATCAGGCGGGGGCGGTCGCGCTTCACCTCCTCCAGGAGGAGCTCGAAGTCAAGGTCCGCCATGAACATGTCCGGCACCGTCGAGCGAACCGTCAGATCGCTGAGCCACCCCGGCGGGTCGTCGTACCCATTGAAGGCCAGCCACGACTTCACGCGCCACTTGAGTCCGCGGAACCCCTCACCGGCCAGGAAGTACACCTTGCCGGACGTCGAGACCTCCCCCACCTCAGGCTCCGCATACCCAGAGGCCAGCCTCCAGTGACTCACGGAGGGGTCCAGGACGCTCAGGCCGATGTCCAGCGCCGTGAACGTCTTGCCGCCGCCGCCACGGCCGATGACCAGGCCCACGGCGTTCGCCGGGACGAACCCCTCGACGAGCATCTCGCCATCCTCGACATCCATCAGCTCCAGGCCGGACACGTAGCCCTCCCCGGGGGCCTGACGACCGATCGGGGGGTGCAACTCCAGGGAGTTGATTCTCGGGTTCGCAAACGTCCAGCGGTACAACTGCGCCTCCCACGTGTCCGGGAAGCACACAGGGCAGTGCGGGTGCA